ATCATCAACGGTAGGGGTTTCAAATGTCCTTCCGTTAGAAGGTACAGAAGGTATTGTTGGGGGAGGGATTCTAGTTCTGGACTTAGACTTAACTCGAACCTGATCCTTTGCAGCAGCATTAGGGGTACCTAAAATCAAAGATGATCTAACAAGACCTCCTCTCCTGGTTACCTCCGTAGATTTTACTTGCATTAAAAAAACGTACCCGCTGGTAGACAAAGTAAGGGCTGTGCCCGCAGAGTCTTTTAAAGTAATCGTAATAGAAAAGGTATCTCCTTTCCTACATGTTATATTTAAGACATCTGATCTATCTAAATTTACTGAACTAGCCATATTATTCGTTTAATAATGCATTAATTAGTTTGTTTGAACCTTCAGGCAGCTCCTCTCTTTTCCCTTGTCTTTGAGATATAAGTTTGCTTTGGTCGGAGGTTTGTTGATCTAGCCTGTCGTCTTTACGGGTTTCTTTTAAAACCTCAAGTTTTTCTTTAAACTCTTTATCGTCCTCTTTAAATCCAAGAGTAGCTTGAGCTTTAAGCATTTCAATTTCTTTAGTAAACTCATGCCTCATTTGCGCCATCTTCATATCGACCTGCGCTTGCATTTGAATTTTTTGAGTGTCAATTTGACCCTGCGCTTGCATTTCAGACATTTTAGCTTGTTGTGCCTGTTGTGCTATTTGACCCTGCATTTTAGCTTGTTGCTCTGAGTTCTGCTGAGCCATCTGCTGCTGCATAGCCATTCTTTTTTTACGCCTAACAACAAGAAGCCTTTCCGCTTGGTTGATATCTTTTAAACCTCTAACAGCTATAGCGTCTTCTAAATCTAACTCTTGTTGTTGAAGGGCCATCTGGATGTTTTGTTCTAGATAAGCCTTATCTTTCTCCTCCATGTCTTTTACAACAACTACCCCAAAGTTGTACATTGGAAGGTCTCTGAAAGAAGCTAAAGCCTCCATATTTGTGTCTCCGATAGCGTTCTCATATATTTTATATAGAACAGATTCAGTAGGTATAATTTGAATGCATTTAACTATATCCTCACATACTTTTTTAAACAAAACCATAGCGGCATTTGTTATATCATATATAGCGTTATTACCTGCAGCTATAGCTTGATTTTGAACACCAACTAAAGCATCACCTTTAGGGGAAGAAGCGTCCATTGCTTCATTGATTCCCGTTGTATCTCTTATTAAACCTAAGTAATGGTTATATAAACCTACAAGTTCATTAATGTTTCTTATGCTATTGCTTATCTCTCTAACAGGAGGGTTTTGGAATCCACCTTCGGGGTTTTTACTTCTGTAATAAAAAACACCTGTCTGCTCATATATGTCATGAAGATCTAAAGGCTGTAGCTCTCCACCTTTTCCTAGCTGTACATTCTCTAATCCTTCTATATCTATAATCAAACCATCTGGTTTGGCTTTTGCTATAGCTTGCTGTATCTTTAAGTGAGTAAGCTGAAGCATATCTGCAAATCCCACACAGCTATTTACCATAGATTTTGGCATCATGTTACGGATATTAGTTGCCGTTACAGAATAAGACAATGTAGCCTTAGATATATCGTGTATATTTTTAGGTACGTTCTTAGTTTTGCCATACCCAAATAAATAATCACAACCTAAAACATAACTTCCGCCATAAACAGTAGACACCTCTAATTTATGAGGGGTTCGCTCAAACACACTGTTCTTGTTAGGTTGCTCCTCAAAGCCTTTAAAGTAAAACCCCGTGTTGCCATGTTTGTTTTCTTTCTCTTCAAAATGAATGCAATCGACAGAAATAAACTCAAAGTCTAAAACCTCAACCATATAATCGTCATATCCAAATGAGGTCTTACCTAGGGCTTGACTATAGTTGTTCTTATTGTATTTTCCAGAATCATTACCATTTCGGCCTTTAGATTTCTGAGCAATCTTTTTGTAGTCCTCCTCATTTAATTCCTCTCCAGCTAAACGTTTTAACTCTTGTATAGAGATTTTTTTTATGTGCCCAGCGTATATAAGATCTTCGAAATTAGGGTCTTCTGTGTAGCTATGTATAAACATACACGGATCTACATAAGATGTTTTAATGCCTTCGTTTGGATCGTTTGACCTTTTTACTACAGACATACCTAGAGTAGCCAAGTCATTTACACATCTTCGGAAAGTATTATCTACGAAGTTATTCCACGTAAGAGTAAGTTCCGTCCCTAGCTGAGCCGATATCTCCCCGTCTGTTTTAACGTTAGTGTCAAATAAAATCTCCGCTTCTTCTGGTGTATCTGGAATAGAATCTGGATCCATATCTAAAACAACACCCGTCTTATCTTTTAGCTCTTTAAGTTTATCCTTAGAGTCAACTTGTTTTAAAATCCTTTTCTTTTTTTCATTTTTTTCAGAAGAAGACAAAGGGTCTACCGCTTCTAAGTTAGGATAAGGATTAACAGACAATATCTTGTTAACTACAATTCTTACGAATTTAGGTAGAATAGGGACTGGGGTGTAATCCATATTTAACAAAGCTCCGTCCGCTTTATTTGGATTAAGGGAATTTAATAGCTGCTTATATATACTTGTATCTTGAACCCCAATAGCATAATCTCGGTCTTTCTCAAAAGTTTTATTTCTCTTACCTACTAAAGAAGAATCGTCCGTAGTTTTTCCCCATTGAGATTCAATAGCTTTAGCGTACTGAACACCATATTCTTTCTTTTGCTTTAATTCCGTAGATTCTAATGGATCTGGGAAACCCTGCTTGCTTTTATTCTCGTTATTATACATCCTTAAGATATGGTATTTCTATTTAGCAAATATAGTAAATCATCCGATTACTTGATATCTCCTAAAGAATCGTTTTTCAGACAAGTCAGAAGTCTTTTTAGACTTAGCTTTTTGCGCTCCTAATAGAGCTAATCCAGAGCTAATCGTAAGGTCATATTTAGTTCTATCGTCTATCTTATAACCTATCCAATCCTCTAGTGTTTTATTAAAATACATTTTTCCAACATCTCCCGTTTCTCTATTTGTTCCTACATGGTCATGTATAAAGGCCTCTATAGCATGTGCGTGAGCTTGGATTACATCTTGTGAGTTAGATGGGATACCTTTTGTTTTAGATTTCATTCCGCTAGCGCTGATTAAATGCTTAGGCCTATCCATTAAATACCCGTCATACCCTCTGGCTTCAAAGTGCCTTGCGATACCATATTTGTTATTCTCTATTAATATAGGGTAACCATAAAACACAGAGGCCATTAAAACATCTTCGTAGAATATTTTAGCTAAAGGAGGTCTTGAAGCATACTCTAGTACAAACATGTTGCAAGGGTGCTCCATGTGAAACTTGTTGTATAGATGTAAGGAGCCTTTTGATCCTCTCCCGTCTACAGTGGCGTCAAGATCATACGAGTCAACTCCACCCACTCCAAAATTTGAATGAGGAGCTACCCTCTTGCCTCTCTCTGTTTTCTTTTGGTTTCTAAAATCAGGAGGTGGCATCCAGGCAATTTTAAATCTACCCTGAACGTTTGGGCTAAATACTACCTCAGTGTCTTTTACCCCTCCTTTCCAGACAAAGTTCCCCGCAACAACAGGGTTAGGAAACAGCTCGTCGTTATGCTCTATCTGTTCATAGATCTGCCCGATGTTAAATACACTCCCTTCTATACTATCCCTAAAGGCTTCGTCTTCCGTAAAGGGGAATTGCCTGACCACTTCGTTTAACTCCGAAGCATCGTTTTTTAAAGAGTCTCTTTCATTCTTTAAGAATGTTTTAGCCCCGATATAAATGTACTCGTTATCTATACCTTCTGTAGTATCTATAGGGTCTTCAACTATTGGGTGACCAAACTTATCAAAGAAACCTTCTAGAGAATTATATGCAGGAATAAAAAGTCTATATAGACCAGTTCTAGTCCTCCCATTCGCGTTCCTCTCCAAAGGATTTGAGTCCTCCCAAAGATCCTTGTATTGACTTCCCCCTTTGTCCATTGGGTTTACCGTGCTTCCGACCATTGCCTTCCCCACGATTTTTCTTCCGACGATCAAACAAGTCCTCTGAATCCTCCAAGCGTCTCTTATGTCTGTAGGTCTTTCCCATTTTCCTGCTTCATCTAAATACAACAGGTGTAACTTCTCCCCGTCATATGCGTTATTTGTTGTGTTTTTCCAATTTATAACCGTGTTCAAAGCTTCCCCCATTTGAGAGGTTTTGTTCTTCTTGGTTATTCTTTTCGATGGCTCTCTAAAGGCCAGCTCCATACGCGGATTGGTTGTACCGTCCTGGATAGGCTTAAAAAAGAAAGGGTAGTTTCTAAACATAAAAACAACCTTCTTCATAAATATATTCTCTTGAGCATCCTTACCAGTCTTAGACTGAATCCCCATAAGTTTATCTTTGACTTGCGTCCCTTCGTCTACAAGCACGGATGAACACATATTTGTGTAACCACTACGACGACATTTAGTATATAGCTGACCTATACATCTAGGATCAATTTCACACGCCGCTAAGTGTAAGAAGATATCTCTTTGGAAGTTTAAAAAATACGGGTAACCAATATCCATCTTGGTCCACTGTATCATCATGTAGTGCCGCCCCGTAATATATGTAGCTGTGCCGTTGTTATAAAACCAAAAACCCTCACGCCTACGCCTAAACTCTTCCTCGATATATGGACGAAACCTCGCTCTAAACTCCCGTGGCATTTCCGCCCACTCATCCATAGAACGAATACGAGACAGTTCCTGCGGCATAAGTATCCTTCTCCACATTTGCATAGAGTTTGGTTCTTTATATCCTGAAATCTCTTTCTTCGGAGGCCTTTTTGGAAGGCAAATGAGTAACCCACCGAGTTCAATAAGCTCACCTTCCGTACCGTTGGGACAAATTTTAACAGCTGGTTCTTCATACTCTTTAACATCTAAAAGTATACTCAAAACGTCTGCCCATATCTATTAGATCTAAACCCAGGTGCGCCAGATTTTGGGTTAGCTAACGTCATATATTTTCCGCATTCCTCGCATTTTACTTCATGTATTACGCCCTCCCCTTCAATATACTTTATTGTAACGCCTGACTTATCTACAACCTTATCGTTGCAATCACATTTATACTCTGCCATCTTATTAAAATTCAGCTCTAATGTAACCTCCTGCATGCTTGTACGGGGACATGTATTTTGGCGCTGGGCCATCGCAACACCATTCGGCGCCTCCTCCCCAAGAGTCTATACACCAGCATTGATTGTAATGTCTCGCTTGAGACCTTCTGTGTTTAGTTTGCACAGAACATGACGCTAATAATATAGCAGACATAAAGATAAGTAAATATTTCATTATATATATATTAAATTTAATAGCTTATACGCTATTCCTTTTTTTAGGCCTGTTGTTAGCTCTGTTTTTAGACTGAGCTTGAAGTCTAGTCTTACCCCCTTTACTAAAATGAGCCTCGTCTAATCCGTCTCCGTTCCCGTAATTTCCTTTTTCTCTGTTAATTTGATTTAGCTCCGCGCGATATTTTTTAGCTTTAAGCTTAGATCCGTACTTAGCGTACTCCTTTTTATAATCTCTTTTTATAGCTTTCATAACTCTTGCAATATACTAAAAAAAATACAGTTAGCGAAATATTGTTACAAGCCCTTGAAGCTGGGTGGCTTTCCCAGACTGAGTCGCGTTAAGCTTCCAAGTATAAACCCCATCAGGGCACAACCAATGTTGAGAAAAACTTGTCCCTGTCCAATAACCCATTGGATCGGTTATTTCTTTTACAAGCGTCCCCCATCTATTGTATATCTGCATATTCCACGTTAACCAACACGTTGGATCGGTTATTGCATAAAATACATCATTGACCCCATCATTGTTAGGGGTAAAAGTATTAGGGATAAAAATACTATTATCGTCACAGTCATTAATCCCGCCTCCACCATCTTCACAAGGCAAACCTGTATAGCAATCTATATATTCAGTTGAAAATACATATTCAGTAAGCGTTAAGGTATCTGTAACATAAACGTAATTATCTACAACTACGTCAACATATGTAGTATCTATTATGTATTCATATACTATTGTTTCTATATAAACAGTATCCGTTAAATAGATATAGTCTATTACCTGTACAGTATCAGGCGGTAATTGAACATACTCTATTAATGTGTCCACTTCAGTTATATACAATGTATCTGTTGTTACCCATTCAACATCTATATAAAGTGTATCAGTAAGATATTCTATAACTTCTACATCTACATACACCGTATCGCAGGCAGGTGGGGCACAGTTTACAGCAGTGTTATTAGAAAGATCTACGTCAGGATAGTTCTGCGTTTGGTTAAACCCTGGATTTACCGCCCAACCACCATCATCTACAAAAGCTGTGCGAGATAGATTAATCTGCCATACAACTAACTCAGTACATAGCGTATCGTTAGCTAATACCTCAGTCCAACAATCACTTGTACTTGCCCCTGTATCATAGACATTAGCACTCCAAGTATCCCCACTCTCTAGAATTTGATTTCCATAAAGAGTAAAAACTTTAAACGTCCATCCTGGGTGATTGACTCCAGTCAAACAATCCAACCAATTATAATCCAACCCTTCTACGTGCAGCCCTAAAACTATATGACTAACAGTTGTGTTATTATTTATATGCGTACTAGAACTATTTTCACAAGTGTTCCCTACTGTTGTAAACTCATTGCATCCACAATTCTCGCTATTTATAGCTTCAATAACAATGTCGCCTGACGCGGCATCCCAGCTACTTATAGCTACATCGCATTGTGCAGATAGCGTTGGAACCCATAAGGCTAATAGATATATTAGTTTTCGCATACACCGTAGCTTGATAAAAATAATAATAAATCTTGAACGTCTACCGTTCCACTATCATCCAAGTCCCCAGGGCATGTATCCTCCTGTATGCATGAAGCGTAATTAGGGTGCTCTGTAAGTAACGGGTAGACAAAGCCATCTCCGTTTAAAACAAAAGTTGTTCCTATGTCTGCACAGTAAATTATAGTATACCCTCCCGCAGGCAACCCAAAATAATGAGACTCCCCATCACAGTCTTGATATTGAAAATTAGTCCATTTCTCAGCTCCTACAGAAGTAAAAACGTGCTGATTGCATTGAGATAGAACAGATACAGGTAACAACAATAAAACAAATAATAATTTTTTCATACTGCAAAGTTACAACTTAATTAATCCCGCGTGAAGCTCTCTATGACAATTAGCACATAAAAGAGCGCACTTTTTAGATTCAACTAATAAACTTTTAAATGATCTTTTAGACTCGCTAATAGCAAAGGATTTTTGCGATGGATCTCGATGGTGAAACTCTAAAGCCGAATCACATTTATTATAACCGCAAACTTCGCACTTTCCGCCCGAAAGAGAAACCAATTGTTTTTTCTTTGTTCGATTAGCGTCACGCTTTCTTTTTGTTCTGCACTTCTTACATGAATTTTCAATTCCACCTAAGCAATTTTTATGTAACTGAAAATCTTTTTTAGATTTAACTTCTTTACAATCTTTACATTCTTTATATTCAGTAACGGTACACATTACTTAGAAAACCTTTCAGCAAATCCGCCAGAGTAGTCCTTTATGTCTTTTATATCCCCGCTAACCTCAAGGTCCTTTACCATCTGAGCCAACCTCTGCCTCTCTATAATAAGCTCCTTGCAGTCCGTGGCTGTTTGCTTTATAGATTGAAGTTCCGCCTTCCGTGCGCTACCGTTTATTTCAGGGTCTACAGGTTTTTTAATCTCTTCGATCATATTATCTATAGCTATCTCCATGCTATGCATAAGCCTTTTAGATGCACTAGTAGTAGTAAATTTATATTTCGACATACATTAGGTCTTCTGCGCGAGTGCGGTAATATTCTACCTCGTCTATAGTTATACGATAATCTCTGTTTTGTTTAAAGCCTACAATGTCTCCTGGCATAACACCCATCTCGTCAGCCGACTTACATGTATAAGCTACCTCTCCTTTAGTGGGTAAGGCTTCCGTGAGGTCTACTATCTCTATGAGATCCGACTGAAGTTTTAACTCTTCTTGCTCTACAGATTTCAATAGACACCAGCCTGCTAAGCAACGTATCTTACCGTCCTTTTGGCTCTTATACGCTATAGCTTGATTCCCAATAGCATTGTTTGGATCGTAAGTAACGATATAGGTGTTGTCGTCTTCAGTAAAGATTTGACCGCTATTATCTCCACCTAGAACTACTAAGTGGTGAAAGTATAAAGTATCCCCTACTTCTACTCCCGTGTCAAACTTAAAGGGAACACACACAACAGGCCCTTCAGTTGTTCGGTTGTCAAAGTCGTTAAACCTTGCGTCTATATGTAGCTCAAATCCGCTATCGGAAGTAATTGTATCCTTAAGCCTTTTCTCTAGCTTAACGACAAATAGATTAAATGTTTTCATTTTTTATAAGGAAATTTTTTATTTAATGACTCTTGCCGTTTTTTACAGCCGCAGTCCTTACCTGTAGTTGCACTTACTTTATCTACAAGCGCTTTAATCTTTATAAGGCGAGCTAGTTTTTCAATAGAGTCGCCTAATCCTTTACTTTTATTCATTACTTTTATTTTAAAATGCCCAGTAGTCTTTTGGATTATATCCATCATACTTCATTTGTATAACGGGTTCTTCATTCTCATCCACTAAATTGGCTTGCCAGAACTTATCATGGAACTTAGTCCCTGTAACCTTAACCTTAATAGGAAGGCTAAGTCCTGAGTTCTCACCGAAGTGTAGGCTGTCATCAATAGATCTATTGCTGCTCATAAGAATAGCCTGTGCTAACAGCTTAGGACCCGTTAATCCCATCAAGCCCCTACGGTAAGGAGATTTCATCTTTGGGTGGGGGCCATGGACAGCCTTATTTAGCACGTTGTACTTACATAGATTTATAGCCATCTTCAGGAACTTGTGATTTTCTACAGAGGCCAAGAAGGAGGATTCGGGGTCGAAGTGTTTTCCGTACTGCTCACCAGGAGTTAAACAAGGAAGGTTCAAAGAGCTTATAAAAGGCTTGTCTTTAGGCAACCATTCATCTAAGGGCTTGAGGCATATATTATCCATATCGGAATAAACGCCGCCATTAACAAACAGGTAGCAGTATCTAAATAGATCGGATTTAGCGGCGCCTCTATCCATCGTGTCAAAAGCAAGTAAGACGTCTTCGGTGAAATTGTCCGCTAGAAACTTCCTGCCGTTGTCATCAAACATTAATATATGATCGTAAGACGGGTTTAAAGTCCTCCAGGTGTCTATGGCTGATAACATTGGCGGGGTTAACGGTGTTCCCCCAAACCAAACCTGTAATATTGTTTTAGGTATACGCATCAAAAATTACAATCGAACTCTAACATACACGGCATACCGTCTATAGCTTTCCATAAGGTTTGAACCCCTTCTGTATCTTGCATATATACGAGGTATCTGTCTTTACTGTATTTGACTAGATATCTCTCGTCTTGGACGATCGTGCTTACTTTCCCCGCTCCTGCTCTCATTCCCACATAATAAGCCATTCCGTCTTTAGGGTCTCTTCCGACCACAATTTTTCTAATAATTCCTTCCATTTTATTCAGTATCTATCCCTAAGCTCTCTAGAAAATCATCTACGTCTGCGTCGAAGTTTTCAAAGGTTTCAGGGGTCTCGTATTCAAATTCGTGTTCAAATGTATTGTTTATAAAATCCAATATCTCCGTTAGCTCAAATATAGTAGATAGATGGTAACTATATATAGCGTTCATATTCATCTCCCCGTAATCATCTTCTTGTAAAAAACCAGAAACTAATATAGAAACAAATCTATCCCTCATGTCATACTTATCAACAAGGTCATCCATTTCTAGAGCTAATTTTTGAATCTCTAATAAAAAAGCTATATCTTTCATAATAATAATATATTTAATGCCTAAAAGTAAAGTACCTAAAAAGAGACTGTTTAGAGAGTTCTCCCTGCAAGATAAGAAATATATCCACAGGAACTATTTAAAGAAATTAAAAGTTGTTAAGCACTTTGTAAATAAAGAATACGACATTAACTTCTCCCATGTAGAGTTTCTTTTCTGGGGGTATGACCTTCAGTTCTTTACAATAAAGTACGCAGCGGAAAGCTTAGTCATGAATAGGAATAATACCCAGAATAGATTTATATACCCGTTAGTAAATAAAGGTTACCTATATAAACATTTTGATAAACTTACCCCGTCTAACACTTTTGAAGACCATTTATTTAGAGATGAAACAAAGTTTAATTATAGAGTAAGATATGCTTTAACTCAAAAAGCAAGACTGCTAGTGCAAAGAGTTTATAGAGAATTTGAAAACTAAGAAATATTATTTAATAATGAAAGTATTTCTTTATCACTATACACCTCTTGTAAATCTCTATAGAAGCTTTCGTCTTTAAGATTCAAAGTGTTGCTGGCGCCAGGATATACCTTATTTAACATATCCTCAGTTATTGTCTCATTAAAAACATCATATCCTCGATCCTCCATTTTAGACCTTAAGGATAGAAGTCTAGCTCTTGACTCTGTGGGCGTTGCAAGATATTCTTTTCTAGATCCAGGGCCTTTATCCTGACTTAAAGCTTCCATTAATTCAATATCTGACGTAGGGATGTTTCTAGCTAAATCATACGTTTCTCCTTTAGAAGATTTATCATACGTTGCGTCTCCTGCATGACTTAGTTCGTGAGTTAAGGTTTTATCACCTGGATAAGCGGAATCGACCACTCTTATAACACCTCTATCTCTAAGTGATTTAGGACCCATTACATATGGTCGTCCACCCCTAGTTCCGTGGTGCCCTGATCCACTAAAAGGACCTGCGTCTCCTTGCTTCAATCCTGATCTGTTAAACGTATCAATAGGCTCTATTACACCAGTTTCACGATTTAACGCCAGTTTCTTAAAATCAGATACGTGAGCAATCTTAGCATTTTGAGTGTTTCTATGCCTATCTACAAAAGCGCTTTCCCAATCATCACCATACGACTTCTTTAGCATTTCCATGCCTTTTTTGGAGTTCATCCATTTTTGCATAAAATCTCTAGCGTTAAGTTCCTGGTCAGTTTTGTCTTCACTAAGAGCATGGTGTTTCCTGGCTTTCCACTCAGTATCAAAAGACGAAGGACTCACCTCCTCTACTAAGCCATCCTCGAAAGTGGCACGCCTATCAGTTCTAGGTGA